TCAGTATTCTTCTCCGTCCCAGCCACGTAGACCAGGAGGACCGCAAACGGCTGATTTATGCTCCAAGGCCATTGTCACAGACTGAACGGAGGCAACAGCATCTATAAGTTCATCAGTTGAATGCTTGTCTGAAGCGGAATCCAGCAACTCTGAAACGGCTCTCATTAAATCACGTCTCACATAACTTTGCTCAACAACTCGTGCTTTATCAATTTTTTCGGCCATATGCATACACCTTATTTATATTTTTTGACTTCAGCGGCAACCCGTTACCTGATATACAGGCTTTCGCCAGGGTAGATCAGGCTGTAGATTGATTTGCCGTTGTTGGCTGCCAGTGTGTACATGCTGATGCCATACTTATAGGCGATACTCCAGAAGCTGTCACCTGATTGCACAGTGTAGTACGTGTGGCTTGCTACGGACACTGAGGAGCCACCAGAGACACGTAAGACATCACCGGGGTGAATGACACTGTTAATCGTCTTACCGTTGTTAGAAGCCAATGTATACATGCTCATGCCGTACTTGTAAGCAATTGACCACCAACTATCACCAGACTGAACCGTGTATGACGATCCAGAGCTTACTGATGGCACACTGGTCGTTGTCAACAATTCAACATTGCTTCGGTTGATCCAGCTCATGATGCCACCAAGCAATACGTTAGATCCAGATACTTGTTGCACAGTGTACGTCTTGCCCTGAACCCAGCTAGGCATTGCAACACCATTAGCCCAACGGGTTGTGCCGAAGTTTACCTTAACACTATCGCCAACTTTTATCTGGCTAAGCGTGGTGTTGTTAGCTTGCTGGCCTGCGTTGATTGCCGGTGTGCTGGTAGACGGCTTGACGTAAGTCTTGCCGCTGTTGGCTGTCGTGCTACCGTTATAACCCGAGTCAGTAATGCCTGTCAGGTCGACGTTCCCGTCTAGTCCACCAGCGCGATAAGTCGAGGTGAATTGAAAAATTCCAACGTTCTCGAAGCTCGGGAAGTAGTTGTAATTCGGTGAGGTGGTGACATTGTAGTCAGGATATTCCGCAAGCCATAACTGATAGCGACTGGCAATCTGTGACAAGTCGATGTGACTCATCAAGAAGCTCTTATATCCGTACAGCATCGGTGTGTAGCCAGCATCACGAATATAGTCGAGTGCCCATAGCAAAGTTGCCGTGTTGGTCGATCCGGCCTCATAATCAAGCGCAACAATAGACCCTTTTGGCGTTTGAACTTCAGGCAAGAAATGATCTAGCACTTGCTTAGCCAAATTGGTGTTGTCGATATTCTGCCACCAGATATAGGTGTGTGCCCGCTTACCAGCCGCAATCAACGATGCAACCTGTGTCTTGTACGTGATTTGCTCGTACGTGCCGTAGCCGCTATAGCCACCGATTTGAGAGATGCCGAACTTGTCAGTGGAATAACCAAAGACACCGTTATCTCCTTGGTACCGGCTCCAGTCGACACCCTGATCTCCCTTTGCTGCATTTACCTGCGATGGCAGGGCAAAAGAAATAGCCGCCAAGAAAGCGACTACCAAAGTGATGAGTTTAGTTTTAAATTTCATGGTGCCCTCCTTATTGCTGTGGAGCAACAGATGATGGTGCCAGTTTAGCCTTAACTGCATCTGCGGCCGCCTGAGCTGCGGCAGCTACCTTGTCTTGATTAGATGCTTCCTGATCAACTGTCTTTTGTGGATAGGTTTCTGCTAGGCTGTCTTTCAAGTCCGCAAAAGCCTTCTCAACCGCGTTGGCAATTGTCTGCTCGTCTGTGCTGGTGAAGCCAAGCGATTTTAAGCCGTCTTTCACAGCTTGAATGGCAGTCGATTTCTTGACCGCACCGTCAATTGCCTTTGTCACACCAAGCTGTTCTGCCGCTGTTACCGCAGCATTTGCCAATGGGCCTAATACCTTTACCAAAGTGAGCGCTTGCTTGTTAGCCAGCAACTGTTTTGAGATCCAAGCCCCAATGATTGGGATTGCTGCTACTGCAAGTGATACCAAAAGTTCTGTCCAATTATTCATGATTATTTTCCTTTCTAGATTACATGACGTCTTCTGGTGCCGGTGTCCAAGGTGAAACAATGATCCCTCGCTCAAATTTTTCGTGATTCCAAACGATCGATGTTTCTGAATCGCGCGTTTGGCCTAATGATACTGGTGCTAGATATGCTTTGCTTGCATTTTGTGGCGGAGTAAACACATTTGAAATTCTACTGTTGGGAATATTAACGGTTTCATTTTCACCAATGCTTATCGATATATATTTGCCGTCTTTGTCAAACCACAAAATGTAGTTTCTGACCACCAATGGATAGGTCGTAGAGCTAACAATGTTTGTACTGTATACATATTGATTGTTAGGATTGACATCAATGTTTTGCTTGTCGTAATTGTGAATGTCGTTTTCTCCGGCAACCACAATCCCCTGCTTGTTCATACTTGTGCCGGTCAGCAAATTTTTTCCGTAAACTTGCCTGCCATCGCTGAACACCTTGTCTACTGGCGTGCCATTAACAACGCACGCTCTACCGTTGATCGTTGGCATTTAATCACCCCTCAATGAAGTAGACGCCAGACTTGTCGGACAATGCGTCATAAGCAGCTTGCGAGATGATATTGATAACGGCATCATCGCCTTTGTCACCCTTGTCACCTTTAGCGCCAACAAGAGAGGCCAGCCATTGATTGACACTGCCAGAGAAGCCAGCATTGACGGCAACCTGATAAGCGGAAAGCCCTTGATCTCCGGTGTCGCCTTTATCGCCTTTGTCACCTTTGTCGCCTTTGTCGCCTTTGATCCCTTGGGAACCGCTTAGGTCGGCAATATAGGTGAATCCGGTTCCGTTCCACACATACAGCTTGCCGTCATCTGGATCATTGACATCACTCGCAATCATGGTGAAATCACCATCAGAGAACCCATCACCATTCATTTGAGCAATAGACGGGAACGTCTTTACGATTTTGAAGTCTTTCCCCGGATCGCCTTTATCACCCTTGTCACCTTTAGCTCCAACGAGAGATGCAAGCCATTCCGTTTGCGAACCGTGATAGCCATTAATGACCGCGACTTGATAGGCAGATAGTCCATCAGCACCCTTATCGCCCTTAAGACCATTGGCAACAGCAACAGATACTTCTTGCTTTAGCTGCTGACTAAGGTCGCTGAACTGCTGAATGAAGTCGTCAACCGTAATGCTGCTGACGAGTCCCCCAGAAAGACCAGTGACGTTCTCGTTGATTTGAAGTGCCAAAAATCCATCACTAGGATAGATGGCCGTTCCGCCGTTTACGGTGTCCCACAGCTCAAGCAGATAGCACCCGACTGGCAATTGAGCCAATTGTCCGCTAGTGATAACGGCATGATTGTTCGTGACACTGGCACTTATCCCCAGCAAATATCCGGAGTCGTTTTTGATTCTGACCTTTGCATCTGCTGTTAAAGTTGCTGCGCTGCCATCATCGAACGCATTCAAATGTATTTCAGTTGTGGTATCGGAAAATTTAAACTTTTCATCGCCGTTGCCAAGATATAGCTTCCTCATTGCTTGCTTGTCTCCTTTCTGAGACGCTCATTCTCACGTCTCAATCGATCATTATCTGCGCGTAATCTGTCATTCATATCCTCAAGTTCATCATGCCTGTTCTTACGTTTACCCTCGCGGTAGGTCATGAAGGCAATAACGGCCGATGCTATACCGGCAAGATATGGTGCAAAATCAACTATTGCTTTGGTTATCGCTGCTGTCACGGCTGTCACTCCTTCGTGCCAGAATCAGCACGAAGGCTGTTATGATCGCATTGCTGATCCAACTTGTGTAGATTCCAGTTGAGATTGAGGTCAGGAATTGCAGTATTGTCAAGAACGACATTAAAAAGCTGGTAGTCGTGAGCAGCAAACGATTGGTTATTGCAAATTGTGTTTCCCATAGCACCCAACCCCCAATTCCGAGTCCATCAATGATAAACAAAAACCCCACAATGTCATCGTTTAACCAGTCAGAGTAATGTGGGGGCCAGATGAAATAATGGTCATTGATGAGTAGAAACAAGCCAATGGCAACCATGCCAATGGCGAGCGCTACATGTGTCGGGTGATCTCTGATTTTATTTAGCATTGTCATCACTTCCTTCCATAAAAATAGCCGCTAGCTTTTGCCACCGACATAGTCCTTGCCTGTAATTTGCTTGTATTGATCTGGGGTGATCATTACCGGTACATAAGGTTTTAAATCAATCCCCCAACTGTAAAACAGCGCACACTGATCATAATTTGTCATCTGATTTCGCCGCCTTTAGCTGTGCTACTTCAAGAGTCAGCGCGGCAATCATCTGCCGCTCAGGTGACGGTGTTGGCATTGCATCAGCCGGATAAAGATCAGTAACTCGCTGCTGATCGACAACAATTTTGCCGTCAACCAGCTTAGAAGCACCTGCGACAATCTTTTTGAGTTCATTCTCGTCTATATCAACCACATTATCGCTTGTGTAGTCGGTCCCCCATGCATAAATGAAGCCGTCGGCTTGTGTATCAAGTCTTACTTTCATATTTTGACCCCCTAAAAAGCAAAAATGTTAACAAGCGCATAATTTCCGGCAATCGAAGGATTACCAGCGCCTCCAGAGTTATTCTTATCACCTACGATGTTTGTATTTGTTGGGAAAACCTTCTTATTAAAAGAAGCCGCGCCATAGGCGACCATCTGAAGCGTCACTTGCTTGCCCGGATGAGCCTGCACATACGAACGATAGATCGGAGTCACAATGTAGTCGTAATCCTGAGCCACACCATTTTTGTATTCAGACCAAACCAGCAACCAGCCATTTAAGCAATCGCTGATGGGTTTGCTAGGCGTAACCTCTTGATCTGCGCCACTCCATCCCATTAAACTCACACCTTGCCACAATAGAGCGCCAACATTGTTAAGTCTAGTAATTGCCAATGCGTCAAGACTACTCGTAACCCAATATGACTTTGTGTTCGCGTAATCCTGATACAAACTTCCCAACGTCAACATGCCCAGAGACATTTGTGTGCTGGCCATCAGTGTTCCTTTGTTGTAGATATTGCTAAGAAAACCGAACTGGTCCATGACCACATGTGTGATATGAGTATTGTCAGTATCAGAATACGTATCAGTAACAATTGAGCCATCTGCTATTGTCGTTGTGCCATGAACAGAAAAATCGGCTGTGCCATCGGGCTTTATACCTTTAAAAGAGGAAATGAACTTTGAGCCAGTGAAAGTAACACCATTGAAGGTCATACCGTTGAAGGTTTCAGCAGAAAGAATCTTTGCGTCAATCTTATAAGGATTCCAAGCAGAACCATCATAAGTGTAATAGCCCGTTACAACGCCACTACTATCAGTTAACCAATGCATATCCCCTTTTTTAGGACCAGATGGATATGCAGCACCAACAGTAATGACCGGTACATTATCGCTCCCGTCTTTGCCGTCTCGACCATCAGTCCCCTTGAACAGTGCCCACGAGTATTTAGTCGGGTCCGTGCTATCTGCTTGGGTCTGGTCAACGTATTGGCCGAAATAAGACTTACCATTGCCATCTGTGGTTGAAAAGCCTTGTTTCCCATCAATGCTGTTAGCATAGGCTGTATGAAAGTAGCTAGTTTTGCCATCGGCTCCCTTAGGGCCCGGGATACCAACACCAGTATCACCTTTTGGCCCTTGCACTAGTTGCCAACTATAAACAGCTGGATTGTTGCTATCAGATTGTGTAAAGTCTGTATAACTACCAATGTACTTGCGAGAACCCGGAGTATCCAATGAGAAATTGGTTCTACCGTCACTGCTATCGGCATAGGCAATGTGGAAGTACGATGTCTTGCCATCGGCACCCGGTTTCCCTGGCACCCCTTCTTTACCATCAGCACCGTCCGCGCCTTTAATGAGTGACCAGTTATAGTCACTTGGATTCGTGCTGTCACCAGATGAAAAGTCGCTGTAAAAGCCAATATACTTGCGATTAGAAGCAGTGGTTGAAAAGTCAGTCTTGCCGTCTTTACTGTTTGCGTAAGCAAAGTGAGCGTAAGAAGTACGACCATCAGCACCCGATTTCCCTGGCAAGCCTTGAGGCCCTTTGGGTCCCACGTCACCATCAGCTCCTTTAAAAAGCGCCCAGTTGTAATCAGCTGGATTGGTGCTATCAGCAAGTGTGAAGTCGCTGTACGTGCCAATATACTTTTTGCCATCGCCACCGGATACCGTGAACCCACTTCGACCGCTTACATCATTCGCCCAAGCAGTGTGGAAATAGCTTGTGCGCCCATCAGCACCTTTTTTGCCCGGAACACCGTCAGCACCGTCTTTGCCCCGAATCAATGACCACCTGCCGGCGTAATCAGCCGGATTATCACTTGGCACGGATGACTTTTCGCTGTACCTGAATGCCATGTATTTCTTATTGGCTGGAAAAGCTGACATGTTAGTACCCTTATCGTCATCAGCGTAACGAATCCATGGATAATATTGAACCGTTTTGATGTTCTTGATTTGGTCCGCTAGTTCTCGATAAGCCGGATCAATTTGACTAGCTTGAATCAAATAATCTCCAAGCGTTGCCGTCCCTGATTCATTTGAGTATGAATAGGTAAGCTCTAGGACTCTTGCAGAAAGAAAAAGCTGTTCATCTTCATCAACCAGATAAACAGTGTCACCTATATTGACAGTATCAGGCAGCTTGGCAATGTCGACCTCGTAGTTGACTGCTGGGTGATTGAATTTCTCCAAGTCAGATAGAACCGATTGTATAAGCGTTGCTTGAGTAGTAGCTTCATAGGTTTTGTTGCGAGTGATATGAGCGTCAACAGGATTGGTATTAGTGTTAGATAGCAAGCGGCTCCAAGTTCTAAGCGCTACTGGGTCTCTTAATACGCCATCATCGCCCAATACGTAACGACCATTAGGATCGATCCAGTGGTAACCCTTGAGTGTGATAGGATCGTTACTGCCCTCTGGTGTACCTCCGGTACCAGCAATAGCAGTACACAAGTCAGCAATATCACTAGTCGTAACAATCTTATTAAGATCAGTGTCTACACGCAGATAAATGTCCTTGTTGCCGCCGATGTGTTTCCTAATATCAATATACTTTCCGATGACGGACAAGCCTCTAACTTCAAATCGGAAGCTTAGCTCTACACCGAACTGTGTGGCAACTGACAGAATTCTAGTGAGAATTGATGAATCGTCTGAATCCCATTTCAAAGTCCGCGTTAGATCAGGAATCTCGTTGTAGCCGATCACAAATCCCGAATCACCAGCAAAAAGTTCAATATACTGAGCGATTGTCATTGCGCTTGAGGCCGCATAAGCACCAACGGTGCCATTAATTAAATCAATGCTGGCATCCTCTGCCACAAACGTATTTGTGCCTGCTAGTGGATCATGCTCAGAACTCAGAATGGTTGTCCAAACTGATTCACCAGCACGGCCCTTGAACAAGACAAAGTTACCCACCTTAGCCATTTCTTTGACATGAGCCGACTGATCTGGCGAAAAATGCAGCGTTGCACTGTAGGAGCGGTAGCCACCTTCAACTGACTGATAGTCACCTTCTTGACCGCCAATATCATCAATAGCAATCACTGAACTAGACGCAAGCTCATCAGTTGACGCAATGCCAAGCTGATTGTACTTTCTGTCGGTAAAATAAAAATCAGCCATTACAAAAACGCCTCCTTAAATGCTACTTCTACTTCATATGGCTGTGCCCAAGAAGAACGCTGAGTCAAAATCTGTGTGTCACCCGGAAGCAACCTGAATTTTTTCCAGTCATTATCGATGAGTTGAAGATCAGCATTAATCACACCATTAACCAGTATTTGACGGTTAGCAACATCAATCGTTGCAACGTCTCCAGCGCTAAAACGATTACTAAGATCAGTCCAATAATCAACGTTAAGCCATTCAATATCCATGTCATAAACGCCCATATCAGGATACGGGTAGTTTTTAAATCGCTGAAACCAAAGCGTCGCTCCCGTGATTGGAAGCGACGCTTCATCTGATGTCAACATGATTGGCGGCATTATCAGCGGTGGATTTCTGGTAACCACTTCAGATGGCTTGATACCGCCTTGAACAATACCAGCAAGCTGCAGATTGAGCGTATTACCAAGCTTGGTCAACTTGGCCTCATAATAGCGGCCATTGCTGAAAACCCTGCGGTTAAGTGTATGTTGGAAAACTAATGTTGATCCCGCAAACACTTGGACATCAACATCATCTTTGCCGGCATAGTTTGACCTGATAATCACCTCATAGGCCACACCCGTATCATTATCAAGCGTCATTTCAATGGCGCCCAAGGCACTCACATTGGAATTAAACTTGTAGCGCCATTTGGCTATGAAGCTCTTAGTATTGCTGCCATTAGATGCATTTGTTGTCTTAAGATGAACCGAAGGGCCTTCCCAATAATATGAATTGGTTGGCAAGAAGACTGGCTCAACTGCGGAACCATCGTCATCGGCATACTTGACTGAACCTTCCATGACATTCTTTTGAGCCTTGATATAGTAGTAATGGCTGTTAGTTTTGCCAGTGTTATAAGCCACACCAGCCGGCTCTTTATCGAAGCCTTCATATCGAGCAACCTCTGATCGTTTTCGTTCAACGCCATCGGCTTCTTCTGGATTGCCAAACTGTAAAACACCACCTTGGCCATTAATGAGGGCAATCAAGCCATTATCAGCATGCATGGTGGCCGTAATAACTGGTTCAACAGGATAAGTGCCACCATTATGAACCGTGATGGTGTCGGTATAGTATTCAGGATCAGCTGGGTTAGGCGACCACGGATAAGCAGTTGGCCCCAGATTAGCCTTAACGTGTCTCAAAGTAAGCGTAGATGTTGGGCAAAAAGCATCAACGGCAAATTTGGGATTGCCGGCATCAAAATGAACCGACTTGATGACCCGTGTGAAATATAGCCTGATAAATTCGTCAGAATTGACTTGTTGAGTTGGACTATCGTCTTCGTAGCCACTACCATTAAAATACCCAAAGGCAATATTTCCTCGGCCTTTAACGTCCACTGAAATAGTGACTGTTGCTCCGGGAGTAAGCCAACTTGAATCTTTCGGATCAACAACAGTCGGAATAACCGACTTGCTCGTATTAGTTGCCGTTGTAATCCCATCCTGAGTCGTTGTCGTACCATCAACACTCCATATGGCAGGTTTCCAATCATCCCCAGTGTTGTGCAATAGATTATCAGAGAGAGCCTTGTAAGGCATGTTGTTAGCCGTCTGCGTGGCTACCGAGTGCGCAATGCCATCGGGGACAAATAAAGTGAACGAAGAAGTGATTGCGTTCCGGCCTTTAGGAACATCGTCAATATCAGAAAAAGTAGCAATCCAATATTTTGATGGGTCATCGTTAAAAGAAACCTGATGACTATCGCCATGAAGGATGCTGTTGAGCTTATAGAATGCTTGTCGGAACGAAAGATTGTCCGCTGCTGCAAGCCTGTAGCCGACAACGATCTCACGAGAAGGGTTACGAACATACTGGATAAACTCACCATCTGACTTGCCAATCGTTTGTTTTTCGACTGACTGGCTTAGTAGTTCTCGGCCACTGACTTGAAGCGTGCTATAACCCGGGATCAAGTCTTCGATGTACTGGCCATCTATTAGCATCGCCTCTGCTGGGCGCTGATTATCATCAGAACCCGTGAAGGGCGTTGTTTCTCTAAAATCATACAAAATTAAAATAGCCCCTTTCGTCGATTGCTCATTCGTGTCATACGACTGAGCTCTGTTTGCATTGGGTTTGCGGTTGCACGAGCAACCTCTCGGCCGTCAATGTATAGAGGAACCTCAATCGTTTGCTTGCGAGTGTAGTTAACATCAAGATTTGAAGATAAGGTTGCGCCCTGTACACTGTTATTGAGCGACTGCAATGATGCATCAAAGGGAGAAGTATTCACTGCCGGCATCGTAACTACAGCACTATCAGCAATAGCTTGTGCCATGCTAGAAACATTACTTTGGACGTCTGAGAACTTGTCAGTAAGCCCTGCATTCAAGCCGTTCATGATGGCGTTACCAGCAGGTATGAGCAACTTGGCATCGTAACTGATTGGGCCTTTATGCTTGCGAATCCAAGAAGCAATTCCGCCAACAAAATCCGTGATCTTCCCCCAAGCTGATTTGAGGCCATTAAAGAAGCCATCCATGATGGCGCGTCCAGCGTCAGCCAGGCTAAAATTACGAAGTGCATTGAATGCTCCTTTGATGCCATTAACTATTCCGCTTACCATGCCAGTAAAACCAGACCATACAGCCTTAGCACCATTAAAAATACTAGTAGCAGCTCCAATCACAATAGACTTTATGTTGCTCCAAGCTGATGAAAAAAATGATGTAATTCTGTTCCACAATCCGGAAAAGAATCCGGGAAGTGCGTTCCAAATTCCCTTGGCTGTGCTGACTGTTCCGCTCCATAGTCCTGATAAGAATGAAACAACACTGTTCCATACGCCTTCAGTGGTAGACACAATGCCGCTCCATAATCCACTGAAAAATGACGAAAGCGCACTCCAAATAGCGGAAGCGGCAGATACTGCACCATTCCAAATCCCCTCTAAAGTTGAAACCAAAGTATTCCAAACAGTCATTGCATAAGTTTGAATAAGGCTCCAAATACCGGAGAAATACGTAACAAGACCATCCCAGATTTGTCCAGCGGCAGAAACAATGCTATTCCAGATCAGCTGGAGATCAGCGCCTAGCTGTGTCCAATTTGCAGTAAGCAAATCAATGACAATAAGAATGGGACCCATAATAACTGCTTTAAGCAAGTTCCAAACACCAGTAGCGACTTGAACAATCCCATTCCAAATTGTCGTCAGGGAAACGCCAAAGGTTGACCATATAGCAGTGGCTACTGCAACTATTCCATTCCACAGAGTCGTGAAGAATGTGGATAGCGCGTTCCAAACTGCCGTTGCTGCAGTAACAGCACCTTGCCAGATAGCTGAGAGAGTGGTTGTGAATGCTGTCCAAGCAGTTGATGCCGTTGTCGTAATCCCAGTCCATAGATTGCTGAAGAAACCTGTAATGCCGCTCCAAGCTGTCTGAATGCCGCTAATTGCAGAGGTAAATGCACCCGATATTGCGTTCCAAACAGTTTGCGCAACTCCTACAAGTCCTTGCCAAGCTCCTTGTAACCACGATACAAATCCCGACCATAGTTTTTGGCCAGTTTTTGTTTGGGTGAAAAAGTACACCAGACCAGCAACCACTGCTGCAATCCCAGCAATCAAAAGTACCCACGGATTCATGCCTAAGATCAATCCAAACGCTTTCCATACACCACCAGCCGTTTTTACGATAGTCCCGAAGTTAGTGATAACGGATATAACGCCTTTAATAGGGCCGATCATTTTAGAAAAAACACCGAGAACGCTTGAAAATCCGCCGATGGCTAATCCAATTACTTTGAAGGCCCCGACAGCTCCAAAGATCGCCGCAGCAAATGATTTAACAATGTCGTTAGCAAACGCTGCTTTAACAATAGCTGCAAATGGCTTCAAAACAGCTACCACTCCGCTCAGAGCGACCTTAACACCGTCAAAAATTGCTTTCCACGGTAAATTAGCAATAAAGTTCCCAACGGTAGTCATCGCTTCCATTGCTACTACTCCGAAATCTGTAACAGCTTGTTTGATTCCGTTAAATAGTCCCGACATTTGCCCATTACCAAATGCCGAATTAAAAGCATCTCCGACCTTTTGAGCAATACTAATTAGATTGACAAATGCAACATTGACTAAGCTACCAACTAGGCTCCAAATGGTTTGTAAAACGGACCCGACTCCTTGGAGAACGGAACTGAGTCCGCTCATCGAGTCGCCCTTCCCCAAGCTGCTTAGTTGTGTCTTGATGTTCAAAATCAATGCCGAAAACGGAGAAAAAAAGTTGCCGATTGATGCTATAACAGAATCAAAATTAATGGCGCCAATCTTATCAATGATTCCGCTAATAACTCCGACAGCGACTTTAGACATTGCCTGCCATGCAGGCTGAAGCTTGTTTGCCAGTGTTTCCTGAAGGCCGTCCATTGCCTCGCCGACTGTCTTGTAACTCGTGGCCATCTTCTGGAAAGCCTTGCTGTTGCCTGCCTTTTCGATACCATCGAAGAACTGCTGCGTGCTTATTTTACCGTCTTGAACATTCTGAACCAGTTCTTTGGTGCTCATGCCCATTGCTTTAGCAACGGCTGCCATGCCTGCCGGAGTCTGTTCAAGCATTAGACGAAAATCAGCCCACTGCACCATTGGCTTAGCAGCCATTTGTGTGCCTTGTTCCATCAATGTCTTCATGGCTTGCTTGGGATCATCAGTGGCAGCAGCTAGGCCACCCATACCTTTAACAAGACGGCCAACTCCTTTTACACCTACTGATGAAAACTGCGCATAGGCAGAAGCCATGTCAGATGAACTGTAAATGGTCTTCTGAGCATATGATTGCAACGACTTTTCAATTGAGGAAATCTGCGCAGGCGTTTTACCCAGAAACTTCATATTCCCCTCAAACGTCTGCCAAGCTTTGCTTGATTCATCTAGTTCTCCTACCATGCTTCTCACACCATTGCCAATGGCCCCTACCACTTTGACAAGTCCTATAGCTCCAGCAATTTTGCTCACGGTTGATACAAAATTACCAGCTGGCTTTGTCGACTTTTCAAAGCTATCGCCGATCTTTGACGCAGAACTCGCAACATTCTTAAAAGTCCCCGAAAAGTTGCGGTCAACGGCGGATAAAATCGCTTCAACACTAAAACTGTCAGCCATGTGCTCCCTCCTTTCTTTCAGATAGCGGAATGATTTTGCCTTCGCGCTTCAAACGCTGAAATTCGGCCATCCGTTTTGCGAACACTTGTGCTCTAGTCTGTTTGAGTTCAGTTGTGCTCATCTGTGACACTGCATAATTGGGCTCATAATTTGATCGCACGTTATCAATAGCCGCTTTCTTATCAAAGAAATCATCAAACGTCCTGAACTTCGGCTTAGGATTCTTGCTCCCATTTGTTGCCTGTACTTGCTGGTTCATCCATGCTTGCTGTGCAATCTCGTTCTGTCTATCGACTTGCTTAAGCTGATAGGCTTCCATGCGCAGTTCGTATTCAATAAGCGTCATGCGTTCAATTTTCCAAATATCAGAAAAGCCTAGATAGGCAAATGCGTTTAACAAGATTTCGTGATATGTTTCTTCACTACTCTTTTGACCGCTTTCGTCCTCATCTAGGCCTTCATGTTTTTTGCTACTGCTTTTACTGCGTTAGCGCTGTTCATTTCATCTTTAACTTGCTTAAACAGCGAATCTAAGTCTGTGTTGCTGTCAATAAAGTCATCGACTTCATTAGCTGACGGGCGTTTCTTAGATGCCACGGTGGCGGAATAAATGGTGTCTGCTAAAACAGCGGCATCGTATGCATTCAGACCAGCTAGTGCCTTGGCAACACCCATGCCAAAGTTAATGCCATGCATGACAGCACCCATATTCTTATCCATTTCTCGAACAAAGCGGACACCAAAGTTAAGCTCATATTCTTTACCATTAATGGTTAATTGCATGATTTAAAATCCTTTCTTTTAAAGCCGCCCGGGTTTCACCCGTACTGTGACTTTCTTGGGCGACTTGCATCAATTAATTAAACGTGCGAAGTGGTTGTGGTGGTAGTAGTTGTTTCGCTCGTACCTGGGTCTTTATCAGAATCCCACTTGACACCACCGCCGGTACTATCAAGGCTAGTGACCTTGCCGACTCCAAGGAATACGTAATCGACCTGTTCCTGAGTTTCGTCATCGAGAGTTGTCCAGCCACGCTTTGGTGTGCCATTAACCGAGAATGTGACATCACGAGTAGAGTGATCATCAGGGTCATTGTCGCTGCTGTCTTCTTGAACGGTAACTTGCATGTACCATGCGTAATACTTGCCAGCGGAATTCTTACGCTTGCGGTAGAGAATCCAAAAGTCGAGCAATTCGCCGTCAAACAGTGAGTCATACATTACGTCTGCAATTGCAGCCGTGTTGTTCAGGAACTCGACTTCAAGATCGGTACTTGCGGAACTACGAGTTGCTACATTGCCGTCCTTGGTAACAGTAGAATCACTGTCAACAGACGGATCAAAGGACAGCGAAGTCTGCCAAGGGATAATTTGGCCGCTAACCTTTGCTTGATCGCTATGCTTGCGAGCCAAGGCAACAACGTCCATGCCTTCTAGCACTTTTAATTCATTTGCCATGTTATGGCCTCCTATAAAATATTTAGATTGAGTATCAGCGTGGCTCGGTTGAGAACCGTGTCAGGGACACTTTGGTCTTGTGTGAACTCTTTTGACTGATCTTCTACACGTCCATAGAATCGGTAGTCATCGGTTAGCACTTGTCCAATCGCGGCACGAAAAAAGCGCTCTGCCATATCAGATACGGTGAAACGCTGTTTTTTGTCGCCCCAGATGTCGATGGTGATTAGCACATTACCATTGAGTGACGTCTTTGTTGCAATAGGAACAACTTGAATATTGCCAACAATGACGAATGGATATGGGGCGTTCTCCTGCTGCATGGGCAAATGGTCATAGGTCTTGTAACCAGATGATTGCGAAAACGCATAGAAGTAGTCGTAGAGCTCTTGTTCTGGTGATGTGATTTTGATCACCTACTTTGCTGCTTGTTTAAGCTGATTAATAAACTGAATCTTTTGATAAAGGAACGCAGGTTTTAAAACAGGACGTGCCCGCATGAAACGAGTCCCTTTTTCGGTGTATGGGTTGTATTCTTGCGTCATCGCTACGATACCGGACAGCCCCGAATCAGTAATTGCTAACTTGATGCCACGCTTTGTGGCACCGGTTGGTTTGACAAGAACGCGTCCTTTTCCCTTAGCCCACTCATAGTGGCCTGTATACACAGTGCCCGTCATTTGCTGAGAACGAGTCTGGAGCTGTGCTGTCTGCTGCTTGATGATTTGCTTGACAACGTCCATCTTTGCTCGCTTAAGCAGACCAGCAACCAACTTATCCATGCCTTTTAGCTGAATACGATAACCAAGCCCAACTTTGCTCATTTCGTCTCACCCACAATCAAAGTAGCGTTTTGGAGAGGATCCCGAGAGGTATTGAGAGCGTAATGTGTTGCATCATCATCAATCGTTAAATAACTCCAATTGACGGTGATTGGCTCAACTAATCGGATCACCTTTGCCTTTTGAGCATAGTTTCCGAATAGCTGAACGCTCTTGTCTGTTCCCATGTCGGTGACACTGGCAACTGCAGTTGCCACCTTTTTCACATCACCGTATTGATGTGTTTGCGGATCATATTCTTCATCATCAAGCCAGAATGTAACCTCATGATCTAACCGCATATGATCACCTCTTTGGATAGCCAGAAATGAAGCTGACGGTGCCAAGAGACTTGGCATTCTTCCCGTTGGCTTCTTTCCAGTCGTTGATGTCGTCAGCAAAATCATCGAAGTCATTAGATTTGAACGTGAACGACTGGCCTTCTTGCTCGTATGACGTCATGCCTTCGTTCTTACGCCTGTTGTAGCGTCTGACGCATACTTCTAGGGCAATGTAGGTCAACTCACTAGGAAAGGCCTCATCCGTTCGCAAACCGAGCTTAAATCGCAAGGCCTGCGTCGTATTTTTGATAATGAGGTTAAGCACATCATCCTGTGTGTCAGTTTTGATTTCCATCATCGTCTTCAAATCTGCAAGTTTTATTGGATCGCTTTCTGCCATCACTTCACCGCCTTTATTGCTTGAGCGTACTTGTATGAGCACTTCAACTTATCAACGAAGCTAAGGTCTTCACCAAACGGGACTCGATCGGTGTACTTGCCCTTAAAGAAAAGATCATGCATATCACCGGTAACACCAGCATTGTGCATGATCTTGGTTTCATTCCACCGCTTGACTGGATCGGTAGCCCAACAAAAATCGAGCTCATCACTGATGACGGGCCCAATGTTGAAATACATCATATTCCAGAGTTGCGCCCACATTTCAGCGGTCCATTTCTGGATATTGCTGTCGACCGTTTGCAGGTATTGCCACAGTCGGTTGCTGTCGGCATACACCTTCCGCCAGTATTCAGCTGACGGGTGACTGATGATCCATTGGGCACCACCAGAATTGTGGTTGATCGTCTCAAGCGAAGCTACCGTAACGCCGACAATATCAGCCATACGTTTCAGGATTTCTTCTCCGTGTTCGCACTGCTTGATATAGTCAACGCTGATATAGCTAAGCGTGTTACTACACAGCCAGCGATCAGGCTTTGCTTTCAGCTTGCGAAAGTCTGGCCGTTTACGGAAGATCACATCGCTATCGAAGTAGAAATAGTCCTCTTTTTCGCGTTCGTGGTCCTCAGCTAAATACTGCCACCACAGCCAAGGCTTCACAGACGGAATATATTGCTTGCCTGAGCGCTTGTCGGTATACGTGTGTACTTCTACCCCATATTTATTAGCAAGCGTTTCTGACGCCTTAGAATCATGCACAGTGAAGAGCAAAACGACATCTTTCATGTCAAACCCGACACTTTGCAGATTAGTTAGGCATACTTCCAACTCCCACTCAAATCTCTGAATAGCGGGTTGACACAAAATAAGCTTCATTCTGTCCTCCAATCAGCCGCCCGATTCCCCGTACTGTCCTATTTCGATAGGCGACTTGCATCAATTGATTAACCGTGCGTAGTGGTGGTGGTAGTTGTTTTGCCTGGAACGAGCACTTTGGCTTGCAAGACGTTCTCAGCTTCTGGGAAGCTAGGAAGCGCGGTGGCTGCCGCCTTTTCCCACGTTGCAATTGGATCTTGCGTAGTCTCGTAAACGGTGGTAAACACATTGCCAACAGTGCCCTGTTGAACACCCGGAGTTGAAATCAGTCGGGACTCTTCAGGGGTAGGACCATAAACGGTTTGCCCGAGCTGGTCATCACCAAAGGCTACCAAAGTGTCTTCCGGGAAGTACCGTTCAACGGTATAGATACCTTTGGCTCCCTGCTTACGGTACTTGGCATCATACGTGACAATAGTTGGCAAGCCGAACGACTGCATAACCGCATTGAGACTGCCAACACTAGGCAACAAGCCTGCTGTCTTGAAGTAGTCAGCAAATGCTTTACTCCGGATCAGGGCAGTCTGTACCTTGGAAGAAGTCAAGATTCGCGTTGGCACGTAGTCGAGCAGTGCAAACCAGTCTTGCAAGTCCTTAATCGGATCAGCACCATTTGCATCCCAAGAAGTAGTTGCGGTAACTTGGTGTTCTTCTGGAACATGGTAATCAACATTGAAGTTGAGATTGTTCTCATTGATGGTGATCTTCCCAGTTGCCAAAGCCTCCATGCGCATCTTTTCAACGCGCGCATAAACACCTTGAACCAAAACATCCAAGTCGTTGTACACAAGGCTGGTCAGGTAGTTCTGTTCAGCCGGTGTGCGCGGATTGCGCAATGCGATCAGGTCCTTTTCCTTAAGCTGCATCTTGCGTTTGATGTAGCCAAGTTCAGCGGCCTGAACGCTCGCTTCACGACTGCCAATCTCCGCTTCCGTATCGAATGCAGAAATAGATGCCACGATAGGCGTCTTAGACCCACCACGAAGAAATTCAAAATCCAACTGATTAATTTTGGTTGATGGGAACAAGGTGTCCCCAAGCAATTGCGGGTACTGGCGGTTTTGAACGTAATCAAGTACCGTCTTTTGATTAAACAAATCTAAAATAGCTGGCATAAGTTAATCCTCCTTAGTCAGAAACGTGGCTGAATTTAATTTCTTTCAGCGCAGTGATAGCATTACTGGACGGCTTGACTGGCAAGCGAGCAGCGTTCACATATCCTTCAACGATGACGCCTACCGGTTGAGAACCCTCACTGACATCAACATCATTAATGGTCACACCGACTGCCGTTGCATCGTTCTTTGGATAGATAGAACCTGCTGGCAATACACCCTTTACGACACCATCAGTTGAACTGTCGGCTTGGCGAGTGAATGAAACGAATTTCTCGCTATCCAAGAAGTTGATCTCAGATGCGGTTACCTTTTTACCTGCGTACATAAAAGTACCTCCTTATTTTTGTTTCCATGGGTCGTTGACAACTTGGCTCTGCTGATTCCGTTGTTTAGCAAATGCCGCGCCCGGAGTCTCCGCCTTTGACCCGTGGTCCTTGGGCGTGCTTCCCTTAAGCAACTCTTGGCGAACACCTTCAGCCACTGCCTGATCATGCGCAATGAGCCACTTTACATTCGCCTCAGTAGATTCTGCCTCTGGCGTTACAACGTGCTGCAAATCGTCCTCAGTGACTGTCAGCTTGGCGTCCTCAAACATCGATCGAGCCTGTTTGCCCATCTCGTAGGTAGCAAGCTGTGACTTGAGTTCGTCTCGCTCTTTTTGAGCCTTTTCTAGCTCATAATCCTTCTTCTGGTCGGCATTCATCTTGGCCAGCTTTGCAGCCTCGTCAACAGCAGCTTGCTTCTCCTTCTCGGCACGAGCAAGGCGCTTTTTAACAATATCGTTGACCTGCTCATCGGTGTAGGTATGCTGATCAGAGCTTTCATCAGAATTGTCTTGGCCATTTTCCGAGTCTTGAGCGTTGGTGTCATTGTCACTTTGAGATTCGCCGTTTTGCTGGTTCTCTTGACTACCGTCAGCACCAGTATCTTCAGCGAAAAATTGCAAATTCATAGGCATTAAAATCTTGGGAATCATGTTCAGAACTCCTTCCACAGCTTTTTAGACGGATCAGGCTTGCGTCTTAATTTACCGGAGCTTTTAGAGTCGATCACGCTTGGACTTGATGGCATAAAAATAGCCGCTAGCTGCGGCTTATAAAAATCCTTTACGGCGTCGTTCACGTCTGGATTGTTTATCAACCTCGCGTTCGATCGGTTTGCCCAGTATTTCAGCAAGTTCGTGAGTCGAAATTGAAATACACTTTGCTTTAGAAATATCAATGGGCAATCCGATTGATGGTTCGTACGTTTCTTCAAAAATGTCAGGCTTGCACGGATAGAATTCGCCATGAACACCTTTGACGATGTAGTCACCAACTTGAGCGGTCATTACACCTTTAAGTGTTGGAATCTTCAAAACTGGGTTATCCGCATCTTCATATGACACGTTAACCGGATCTAATCCAAGGACATCGTTGATCTTGATTAATGTGTCTGGATCGTCAGCAAACTGAACAGCTTCAATTTCAACCGGCTTCTTACGATATTTCATTGCATTTCCTCCTAGATTAGAAACTGTATTCTTGCTTAATGTCGTCAAGCCCGTGCACTTTTGCTACAAGTTTCACGTCAACCTTTGTAAAGTCGCCAACTTTTGATTCGATGTTCATGCCAGTAATCCCGTCAATGCGTGCCCCGTTAAGATATGGGCCGTCATCTTTCAGTTCAATAACGCTTAGGTGAGGACCTGACACGTTACCAGATGTCGATTTAGTGTCGCCGGTTAATGACAGTCCCATATAATTGGCAAGTGTCGCATTGTCGATTATCATCAGTTTGCCGTTGACATATAAATTGCCATTCTGAATGGTCACATTGTCATCGCATCGATTGTATGCGGTGAGGATAAGCGCTCCTAGCTGATAATCTTTGATGCCATTAGCTAATGCGGCCAAATCAAGTAGTCGTTTCTTGATGCCTTCACGAGTTTTCAAATCTTCATTGCTCATGTTATTTCCTCCTAATCATCGTCTGGCATATAAGCCGCAATGGAGCATCGGCAATTGGGGTGAACTGGAATATCTGGCACATCGTCTACACGATAAATGCCTCTACCAGTTCTCCCGCCTTCTGAAATCTCCTTGCATACATCACACGCACTTGGCTCAGCCACCCATTTGCAATAGTCATAGTCAAATTTGTGGAAACTATCTAATTGCGCCTGTGTTTGAATTCGAGCTGACTCAGTACGTGCAATTCGTTCTGTCACATAGCGGTGATTGTTCACCGTTTCTGCCACTTGACCGCGTAACTTGCGAGCAATCTTTAGTGGGCTCTGTCCTTGAATGGTGGCGGCAGTCAATAGCTCATCCAGTTCAGCTTTAAGAATGTCTTGGTTGATCCAAATGCGCTGTGAGAAGGTGTAATCTCCCTCTCGTTTGGAGAGCAACTTGGCTAAATCAGTGTAGCCGCCCTTAGATACCGTCTCTCCAAGTATTCCGGCTTGCCGTTTGATCTCGGATTGATAATCATCGCTCAATTTTGAGATTAAATCGGCGTTCACTTTCATGTGTGCATCAAGCATTTCTTGACCAATCTCACTCTTGAGCATTTCTAAACGGTTAATGCGCATGGTAGCGTTGTATAGCTTGAGACGATCATTGACATCCTTGCTAAAGTCGGAATATTTGAGCGGTTCGCCGTTGTACATCTTTCTAGCATCATCGACAATTGACTTTGCTTCGGCTTGATAAGCTTTAATATCGGTAGCCATCACTGCTTGACGCGCACCGGCCATGCTGTCGTTGCTGTATGCGGCATACTTGGCAAACTCTGAATCAATATCCTTTTGAATGTCGGTTAAAGCTTTGTCAAAATATTCCTGAATTCGGGCATTGAACGCCTCGTCATTCTTAAGGTTCTCGACAATCCATTTCCGTTCAGCGGCCGTTCGCTTATTCCAGTAGGCAGAATTACTCGCTATCTGTTGCTGAGTCGTTGTTGTCATCATTGCTCCCTCCATCAGCCGAAGGCTTGCCGTCTGGGGTCAGTTCAAATCCTTTGCCGGCATCTCCCAGAATCTCGGCAGCTTTCTCCTCATCAAAGGGAAACGCGGAAGTAAGCATTTGAATAGCTGATTCTCTTGGCAAAGCATGTGAGGCAACCTGCTGCACGATTGAAATCATAGACGTGATCTGAGATCCATTAAGGCTTACTTGCTGAACAGTCTTAGCATCTGTACCGCTGGCATCGTCACCATTCATGAATTTCTGGAAGTCTGGACTTGATGGGCTGTTAGCAGCAGCGTCTTTTGCTTTCTGGGCGGTCTCATCAGCGATGCGTTTAATTTCAGCCTTTGGATCATCGACAAATGATAAGGTGCTAAGCATAGTCTGATCTGATACAAGGCCTTTTAGCTTAGAAGCCGCGTCCGCTTCGTCGGTAATGTTCTCCGGAAGATTTCGTGAGAATGCGAAGTTAAGCTTTTGCCAGTCATCAGATTTACTTTCTGGAAGGATTGTCCCAACACTGAATGCGATCTTGTAAAGGGACCGGAGTGACTGTGTGAACTTACGATCTTGATTGGCCGCCAGATTGCGCATTGGTAGCAATTTGTATTGCAATGCAACACCAGAGCTATTGCCGCTGAATGCTTCATCGTTCAAGTTTGCCACCATACTGATCTGATAGATCATGCTGATGAGGCGATCAATGAGGTGCTCTTGAATGGCATCGCCATCAGGTTTGGTCAGAAATTCAGCTACGCCTTGAGCAGAATCAGCGTCTGGAGCATAGATGATTTGGTTGCCATTAAGATCGAGTTTGGGGTTGCCGTCATCGTCCTCATCAAGTTTCAGACCCTTAAGAACCAAGTACGCATTGTCAAAATACTCATTCTGGTTCGCCTTCTGGCTTAGCACCTTGTCTAAAGCATTGATGAGCGTTTCAACGTTCTCAAAGATGCCTTGTCGCTCGGTGTTCATGAAAAACTCAACTGCCGGTACTTCGTTAAATGGGTTAAATCCGTCTGTCCCTTCAAGACGTGTCATATCAAGAGCGTATATGCCGTCTCTCAGGTATACCTTTCCGGTCAACGTCTTGTCTTCATCATGCCAATACATGACAAACGCAATGGCTTTGTGTGCTACCGTGTCGTCATAGACAATGAATGAATTGATAGGCGAGCTGTATGCAATACACGTCTTGCTGTCTTCGTCCTGGTACAAAAAAGCAAGCGCCCGTCCGTAAATGGCTGCTTGCTTGCTGATCTCGCTTAATTTGTCCTGAACGCTGTTCGTATCGTTCCACTCTTGCAACACGGTGTTGTCCTGTGTGTTATCGAGCGTGATCTTCGGTGGAATACCAATGTAAAACCCATTGTAGGTATCCACGATATAGTGAGCCAAGTTGCCAACAAGACGATTGTCTGGCCCATGGTCCTTTTTCGCATCATCAATAATCTGATGCTGACCGAGGTACATTTTCTTTGCTGGAAGGTACTTGTTTTTAGCTAGATCATCATTGGCGGTAATAAACGCATTGATGTCATCGCCAGTTAGCTCTTCATCAGTCGGGAAAATAAACACATCTCCGTCTGTGATTGAGCCTTTCCCTTGAACTGTTAATATGATGGCCACCTCCTTAGAAGTATTTGCTTGTGTTCTTGAACGTATGAGCTGCATTTCTCCGTTTGATTACCTGCATGACAAAATATCTCATGGCGTCCATTGCGTGGTCATGTGCCTTGACCACTTTGTCTTCACCCTTTTGACTGGCCTTGTCATCCCACACATAAGAAGCGAACTCTTTGAACAGATTAGTTAGCCCAGGTGTGAACTTGATCTCACCAGAGTTCATAGCTGTTTGCGTTTCTCTAATGCCGTTTAGCACATCGTTATCAGCTTTAATAACTCGATACCGGCGTTCTCTCAATTTGGTAATAAATGAAGCCGCTGAAGGGTCAACAATCACTTCACAGCGTATGTCACCGACAAATTGGCTAAAATCCCGAGCGTATTCATCATCTGTCTTCTGTCTGCTGCTATGCCGTCCATCGTAGTAGTACTCTTTGAGGCAATACCAAACAGACCCGCATTTACCCCAAAGCAAGAAAGCTGTGGGGTTCTGTGTGCCATAGTCAACACTGACATAGTATCGGCTTGGCTGCTGGCTTGGATTGCTGACCATCTCGTCTTTATTGAAGTTGTCGTAGACAATTCCATCAGCCAGAACCCATTGTCCCAGAATGTATCGCTGGTAAAACACTCCTGAGTACATATGTTCGTACCTGTCAATAACTTCATCGCTCAGGCTTGGATTGTCCGTCATCACAAAGTGGAGACGCAATGCGCGTTTATCGTCTGCTTGATCAATCCAATCAGTCTTGAACCAGTGATACGGGCCCTCTGGGTTCATATTGAACCAGTATTTGCCGCCAGTAACGGAAACACGCGCTGTCGCTTGATTGACAAACGACTGTGGCATGAGAGCTGCTTCATCAAAGAACATTCCGGCAAGTGTGATCCCTTGAATCAGATCTTGGCTGCTTTCATCTTTACCACCGAATAAGTAGTATAGGTTGGTTCTTCCATCAAGGCTGATTTCCAGCATATTTTCTGAACGCCGATCCACAACCGAGAATCCCACTTGTTGCAACGTTTGTTTGAGTGGCCTAATCACATTTCGGCGTAATGATCCAATGGTTTTGCCAGCAATGCCAAATTGCTCACGGTCAAACATAATCATGCTCCATAGAACATAGCTGATCGACATCGCAAACGTCTTTCCGGAACGCACAGCACCATCAGCAATGATTGTCTGCTTGTCTGGATAGCGGCGCCACCAGTTGATGATGTCTAACTGTTTCCCTTTGAATTGATCAATCGGAGTTGTCATTGACATCACCACCCTTTGGGATACTCTCATCAATTGCTGCCAAAAGCTTGTTCAGTCCTCCATCTTGTCCTTCTGGTGTGCGATAGGCGCTAGCTTTTGCTTCCATGATGTCAGCCTCAGCTTTGGACTTGCGAACATCGGCCTTAGTTTTCTCAATATCAGTAATAATCTTCGTTAGCTGAGCATTGAGCAGCTCATCATTATCAGGGTAGCGTTTGAGCAATTCTCGTCCTGCTGCCATGCGGTCTTTGATGCTTGGCTCGTTTTCAACAGCATCTGCACCGTCTGGAGTGCTAACTATGATTGTCTCCTTTGCCTCTCCACGAAGCACTGTGGTGAAGTATTGAAGCACCTCAGCAGCCTTGGCAATCTTGTCAGACTCGATGTGTTTCATGCGTTCATCGATGGCAGCTTTAATGTTAGGTTTTGTTAGGTTTTCTGCACCGACAAACCTTGCTGTTCTTTTGCTGTATCCTGCTTCTAGTGCCGCTTTGGTAGCATTGCTATCAGCAATATAAGAATCAACGAACTTCTTCTGTTTTGCTGTCAGTCGCATCACATATCACCACACCTTCCTTCCATTAAAAAAGCGGTAGCTAGTTAGCTATCGCTGGTTATAATTCATTAAGCTGTTGTTACTCCTGGATTGTCTTTACTAGGCTGTTTCTTCTTATCAGCCTTGGTCTTGTCCCGCTGTTTTTTCAACTTGTCCTTGAGGTTCTTATAGACGTCTTTTGGTGACGGCAAGTGGAATGCCACAGTATCCACCCCCTTTTTGACAAGCATACCTTACTTTCAGGATGTGCGTATCCGCCTCGCGTCTTAACTTGATTAGAGCGTGAACGGACAATTTCTCTGTCAATCTTACCGATGGTCCACGCTTCAACTTTCGGCATGTAAACGCCGTATTTTGTTGTAATCATTTGAGCCATGAAATCACCTCACACATAGTAAATGGCACGGGTATCATGATCGCTGTATTCGACCAGCTCAAACGTTTTGTGAGCAACCACGCCAATGTCATCAGTCCATTTGTCGGTTGGCTTGCGTGTCGATACTTGACGCTGAACGAATCCGCCTAGGTCTTTGCTCATCTCTGAATGGAGATGCCCCGTAAACAGCTCACGGTTCTGCGCTGTGCCTAACATGAATCCAAACTCATCTAGGTATTTTGCAAGGTAGTTGTTCTTGCCCTTGTCACCATGAGTGGCACCAATGAAGTTGTGGCCTAACATTGCGCCTTTGTAATGTTTCAGCGATATATCCCAAGTGATGTTCGGTTGGTTGCTGTAGGCACGTTTCAATAGACGTGCAAACATATATCCAACTGACGGATCATGATTGCCGGCACAATACATAACCTCACACTCATTGGCATTCTTAATGATTGCTTCAATCAGCGTCTCGAAGTATTGTTCCATTTCGTTCACAGTCTCGCCTAAGTCAGTTGTTTCGAGCTGTGTGCCCTTTGCTGTGGTCGAGTTGATATTGTCCACGTGAGCTAGATCACCGCCCAGAATGAGCAATATTTTGGCGTAGTGGCCGCGTTGAATGATTTCTAGCTGCCGTTTAAGAGATTCCGCATAGATGTCGAATGTGTGACCGTTGAAATGCGTATCAAAAGCAGGAATGACCAAATAGCGATCTGATTCCACAAAAATAGGAGCCTTAGCTTGATACGGCTCCTTGTGTGTGATGATGTCATTCATCAATGATTCATATTGTTCCGCCTCAACTAGCGGCCTAATTTGTATCTTGCTTTGATACAACGTTGCTTCAGGCGTCTGCTTCCAAAAATTGCTTGTGGCACGTACAAGTTCCCACTTGGTGTAATCATATCCGTGAGCTTCTAAAACCTCTCTAGGCGTCATTTTGTGACCCCTGACAACCTTTAGAATGGTTTCACTGGATTGTGTTCCATCTGAATCGTATTCGTTCTTTAGTGGTTTTTGGAACTCGATACCAAGCCGTCTTGCTTTTCCCTGCAACGCGTCGTAGCTAATTCCGAGCTTGTCGGCCGTCTCACGTCTGGTAAAGCCTTCAGAGGCGAGCTTCCTAATGCCACTGATTTGTTCATCTGTCCATTGCATCTACTCGCCTCCTGAAATATAATAACCGTGAGCAGTAGCTTTGCTTCCCAAAATCGATTGCTACTGCTAAATTTCATTTTTTCCATTCCTTTGGCTCTCGGTCCCCCAACCGAGAGCTTTTTTATGTGCCTATTATAAGTATTGTGTTACAATGACTTAGTGAGTTCGTTCTCACACTCCAAAAGTGATTGGCCCTCGTTTTCCCAGAGCGAGGGCTTTTTTGCTGCACAAAAATAGCACCTCACCGTTTGGGTGGAGTGCTTTCAGTACTTTAATTAACTAATCAACCTGCGGTAGCCTTCGCCGCGCTTTTTTCTGATTCAGTTAAATCAGCGAATAGTATGTTGAATCTACAACGATCTTTTCCATGTACTCCCAGTCCGGCGTTGCAGAATCATCTGCACGTACGGGAAGCAGAATAGATTCTGCCGCTAATGCTTGTTGTGATCTTTTTTCATCATACCCATAGCCATATCTGCCAGCATTAATATTTAATACAGAGACGATGAAAAATGCTCTTGCTTCGTTTAAATCATCGGACTCAAGTTTTTCAACATGGTCAGATGCGGAAAAGCTAAGCTTTTGGTAAAAAGCAATACCATTAGTGGCGCTGTCAACCGTAATCACGTTTCCAGACTCGGTGAATGTTTCGCTGAACCCAGCTATTCCGTTATTAGTAGCGGCTGTGGTGACGTATGGATAAGGGCCGCCTATTTCAAGGTTTAAAAGTCCCTTGGGAGTTGTTGTTGATCCACTGATGGTAAACAGTGAACTAAGTTTGAATGCCTTCCATTTCGAGGTGTCAATTTTTGCAGCTGGTATTTTGTCAGAAAGCGTTGATATCTTCTTTTCAAGGTTCGATAATGTGCTCCCGAACAAGATGTTTTCTGCTATATCATTTTGTAACGTCTTTAGGTCAAGCTCGTTTTTATACAAAGCATAGTTCAATATTGTTTTGTTAATGTCAGAAAAACGCATTGTAAAAGCGGGGATCTCACTTGGATAACTTAAGGGATCTGAAGGCTTAATCCATTTAATTGTTTCGTTACCGGTTTGTTTATGGATCACACTAAGCCAATATTTTTCGATTGCCGGCCACTTGTTATTTACATCCTGACGCCCTTTATTTTTAACAGTTTCTAGACCGTCTTCTTCTATATTGCAAGTGAATATCTCGCTGTCATCCTGTGGTTCACCTGCAATAAACACAAAGATTGACGTTTTGATCCCGACTCCAAAAAACAAGTTTTCAGGCAAACGTATTATTTTGGTCAGAGTATTATTTTTAAGTAGCTTTCTCCCTTTTGGCTCTTTATCTAATTTTTTGTTTGGTAGTAGAAAGGCACACACTGTACCATTTTCTACATTATCTAGGACGTTTTCAAGTATAGCTATGGGACCATACTTGTGTTCATAGGGGGGATTCATAAGTACCTTTGTAATGTGTTTACTATAGATCCATGAGCCCGCTTCTGGAGTTCTAGAATCTAGTTGTTCAAGGTTTGTTTTCCCATCTTTGTGAATTAACATATTCGCACAAGCCAAGGCAAATAGTTGTCTATCAAATTCGATCCCAAATAGTTGGTTTGACTTAATATGTTTAGCCTTTGCGGTATCATTTCCTCCGGCATCATCGATCATATTAGCCATAGCTTTAACGAGAAAACCACCGCTGCCCGCAGCAGCATCAAGAACGTTATCGTTTTTCCCAACTCCAGCAATTTTATACATGAAATCGGTTATATGTTCAGGAGTAAATATCTGTCCGTTTTCCGATTTTGCTTTATAGCGATTAAACTCATTGAAGAAGATAGCCATAACATCTTCCCCATGCCAAACTCGGGAGTTAATGGCGTCTGAAATTTCTTCAATCCAAGAAATAAAATCTGAGATAGCATCTTTAATGTAGTCTTGTTCCTTTTCATCCTCAGTGTTTATGTTTAGATTCATCTTTATTTCTGAGAAAACGTCAAGCAGTATATCGAGTTTTTGATTCTGCTTTTTATCGTTAATCAAGGCTTTACTGATGGCGGATTGTATAGCGTTTTGGAATGCAGAGTAGTCCATTCCGGCACGTAGGAATGCTCCATATCGCTTAGCGACTAGAGCGCAAGCAGTAAAGATCATTCTTTGATACAAATCTTTGATTCCAAAGGTAAAATGAAGGCTGTTGTTAATCTTAGAAGTCAAGTCAAAGATGTGCTGCTTATCAATTGACTGAACAGAAAAGAGTGATTGATAGTAGTCAATAGGTTCAAGCGTCCCACTGCTCTCTATTTCTTTGAATCCTTTAAATACTCTCACATCTATCCCGTTATACAGAATACCAACATTTCTGCGATATTTGTTCGAGACAATATCGAGGTTTTTTTTGAGTTCTGCGACCTGTTTGTCTTTTAACTCGATATTTGTCGCTTTAGTTTCAAGAATTATGGCAACTTCATCAGTGTTTGAGGGAAGAAACCATCCATCTGGTTTATCAGAAATGCCCCTAAATCCTAGTTTATTGAAAGTCGTAGTTTGTCCAGATCCAGATTTTACGTTTGGATACTTACTATTCAGACCTAATGTTTTGCTAGCCTCTAGCCTAACTTGGTCTTCTGTTTTGTCTTCCACGATTTAATCTACCCTCGTTTTATTTATATATCATTATCGGTTCTGCTCAGTCTTCATTTAAGCAATAGTTATATTAAAACCAACTGATACGTCAGCGTCAACGGTAATTTCAACACGAGAATAGCGTTTCGCGGTGAAAACGTGGCCACAAAAAACTAGCCATTAGATCAAGCGATGAAAACTGTTAACTGCTTACCTAATGCGTTGACAATTTTACAACCTCCAAACAATATGTGTTGTTCACATTACAGCAAAAAGCTGATGATAGGGTTACCATCAGCTACACATATTATTTGGATGTATTAGCATTATATACAAACATTGGTTCGTAAGTCAACTAGTACAAAGCGAGCGGGCGGAGTTGCACCGTCCTGTTTCAGCATTGAGTAACCGGTATCAATGCCTTCCCTCATCTGTTGCTCGCATGATTGATGGCCGAGACCTAGGCAGCGCCATCATGAGCACGTCTGCTGCTTTCCCCATATTCCATATCAATATGGAGCATTTATGCAACGGATGCTACCGTCGCAGTTGAGTCAACTTATTATATCGCTGGTCGGGATTTGCACCCGACATGGGCCATTGCCAGCCCCTCTAACTATGCGCATTTACTGGTTGGCGTCTACCTGTTCCGCCACAGCGATTTGCTCGCTCTCCCAGTGTCAGATGGGGTCATCGCAAGCTGTGTCCGGTCGCTAAACTGGACAATGTGGCATGCGGGAATCGAACCCGCCTGACTATCACGGTCAGTCCATTTGCCACGCCTTGCCACAGCTTTATCATCACCATGGCTCGGGAGAACATGCGGTGTCTCAGGTTTCTCACCTTTGGCACAATACCATAATACTGCCTATAAACGATCTTTTGGGGGCTTTTTCGGGGCCCAAAAGGGGCTAATTCGGGGCTTTTTCGGGGTTTTTGAAAACCAATAGATTTTCTCCTTGATAGGCTTCTGCAAATTCTAACAGTGCTCGGTTCTTAAGCTTCTTGATTGATTCTCTTGAGTAACCTTGCATGCGATAAGCAATCTGGTCATAAGTCAGTACCTCTTTGTTACAATATGAGTAAAACAGCGTCCAGAAGCTTGTGGTTGTGAGCGCCATCAAAGCATGTTCAATCAGTTCAACGCTAATACGGGCACTGACGACTTTCGCCAATTTGCCATCTACCGAATTGTTTACTGAACGTGTCTTTGGCATACCATCTATAACGGGTGATTTAATGTCAGACAAATAGACGCCGCCGATACGTGATAGCGTTCGGAAGTCTTTCAATATCTCTCTTGCCTTTGTACGTGTCGCATTTTCGTCTATTTCTTGAATTAACGTCATCGGTAGACCACCCCTTATGGTATAATGAATTTGCCTAAAACTCATCGGGAAGGCGTGCCGTAATGGTGCGCTTTTTTGATGCTTAAAGATTAATGCTCCGCTCGATTAATTCGTCTAGTGTATATTTGCCGCCCCAGCGTTCACGTTCCTTTGCCTGGGTGATCTTTCTTTCATTGGCAAGCCGTGCGGCCCTCATGCGTCGACGCTTCTTTTTAATGACTGATTTCTTTTTCATTTGACCCTCCCAATAGTTTCAACTAAGCCTATAAATCAAAGACAATGGTTGCTGGCTCTTTAACGTGGCCTTTGAATACTGGCTTCTTGCTGTTGGAAATTTTAGCAAGCAACTGACTCAGCTCAGAGCGGCAGATAATTCCGCTTTTCTTCAACCCAGTTGTGGCAATCACAACTCCTCTTGCGTCCGCTGGGGCTGCTAATACCGCCAGTTGCGATTGATTGTCGTCAATGCCAAATTGCAAGGCTTTGAAGTCACCCAAGGCAGCACGTGCTTTGGAATTAAGAGATAGCCTGTTTTCAGTAACTGACAGTGCTGGGTATGGTAAAGTTGTAAATCCCTTCTTGGCGCTCAAATCGATTGTTTTAAAGCCTTTGATCATTTTTAGTTCCTTCTTTCTGTGATATAGTTATCTTTCAAATAATTCGCTTTGATAGACTGAGTCGTCCTGTTAATCCGGGGCGACTTTTGCTATACTACCTTTGGAGATGCTTTCTTATGCGTGTTAACCTTATAAGTTGGGGGAATAATCTGATTCAAGCACCTCCCGCGCGTTGCTTATGTGACGCGCTTTTTGGTATACTGCATACGGAGGCCAACTCCTTTTAAATGATTCCATTTGCTATCAATCACGTGTACGTTTGGCCTCCAGAGCGCGTCAACACCCGGCGCGCTTTTTTGATGCTTTTAAATGTACTTTCAACATGTGCGTTTGCTATACTGTCATTGGAGGCTAACTCCTAATCTTTGATTTCATTTACTCTCAATCGTACGTCTGGCCTCCGGCGCGTCCCTAATCAGGCGCGCTTTTTGTTTGCAATCATTTTCCTCTTTTCCAATTAGCCCACATCCACATTGCAATACCTGAGATTATCAACATGACGGCAATCATCATTTCTGCTTATTTACCCAATGAAGGAATGCAAACAGTATTGCCGCAAGGACAATGCAGACGATGAGTAAATTCATGTTCAGCGCTGATGGAGACATATTCCATATGTTGTTTATCATCTGTTTCATCTCTCCGCCTCTATTCTTTTAGTAACCACTTGACCAGCTTTTCACTTGCCGAAATAATTAACCACATGACTGTTGCTAATCCAACGAATAATGTGAAGAAAATAAGTGACTTAACTATCCCAATCTCGATGAAAGGCTTAACAAGGAAATCCCAAAGCACATTGGTAAATCCGTAAATGATGACACCCGCCCAAACCGCTAAAATAATATAGGCAATGGTGTGCTTGATCTTTTTCTTCATTTCTCCGCCTCAATTTCATAATTTCCTCCATGGTGCTTACCCATTCAACAGCGATTATTTCAACGAAATCTGCGGGTGATTCTTTCCACATACGCCTGAATGCTGGTAGGTCTTTTTCAGCAATTAGACCGTTTTCATCAATTTCTTCGACTTCACATTCTTCTTCTAGTATTTCTATCATCGTATCTAGACGCGTATATCCGTCCATATTGTCAGGCAAAATGTAGCCTTTTAGCGCTGTTTCCATAGTTGAACCATACTCAAAAGAATCAAAAGGGTTCATTTTTCTTCCTCCAGTTCCACGATTTCGCCTGTTTCCTCAACGCGCCAGACACCTAGCAACCATGCAAAGGCAAAGGTGTCAAAGCTATCTTTGGCATCACTGAACCAATCTTGCACGCTTTCCCATTGAGTGCCGTCTAAGCTCGCTGATGTGCCCTCATCAAACGCCTGAAATAGGTCTCCATGATCATGCTTCCACATCTTTAGGTATTTACCAATCAGTTCTGGAATCACCGGCAGATCATCTGGCAAGGCGGCGTCATATTCATCCATTAATAAATTTGCATCGCGACCGCTTCCCTGTGCATCAGCAAGCGCGTCAACAGCATCTACCAACACGTCCCGCTTCGTCTCATTGCTCATCGTCAGTCACCGCTTTAGTTTCATATTTTTTCAGTTCCAAACGTTTAATTTCTTCTTGTGTAAACCTGTATTCTTCACCATTTAATAGTTGGCTAGAAACGTTCCAAAAGACATGGTTTGGGTGATCCCACCTAGCCTGTAAAATGAACTTGCCATGAGTATTACCACCAATGTTTTCATATACTAGGTATTTTGTATCAACTGCTGGAAGCGTGATGGTATATCCGTTAGTGATTGCTTTTAAAATTCTTTTTACAAATTTGCTATTTTTGTGGTTAAAAATAAAAGTGGCAAAAGCAATCACTTGTTGATATGACTTAGCATTAATAAGCGCATCAATATTCTTGGCTTCTTCTGGGCTGACGACTACCTTTTTAGGCTCCTCAACGAATGCCATCGTCAGTCACCTTCTTTGACAAGCGATAGAAGACGAACAACATCTTCCGGCTTGTGACCATCATATTTAGGCGATTCAGGTAACTCGCGTACACCATCGAAAAGATACCACTGTGAATCAGGATAGTGATAGGTATACTGCCCTTCTGGTGTCTCAATTCCGCACAAGAAATATCCTGCAAAGCCATTACCGTCTGACTGGGTATGTGTGCGCCATGATTGATGTGGATATGCTTTTAGCAAGGCCGCAAACAAAACTGCACGGTGAAAATAAAGATCGCCAAAGGTATGGCTTCCATCAGAAATCTTGTTGGTCTGGTCGCCTTCTAGTTGCTGATGAATCTCCCAATTTATTTTTCTGATTTTCTTACTTGGTGCCATCGTCAGTCACCTCTTCTTTCTCGCAGTCTTGCAGGCCGTAATGCTCGATATCTGCTTCGGTAAACTGAGCCCATGATCCACTTTTGACTTCATTAGTAAGAATCCATGAGATGGTCCCGGGATAAATTGAAGATCGGTACGCTTGAGCAAAATACTCATGCTTCTGCTTCCCGCCAAGCACTTTGTAGACCAGATACTTCTTCTCCTTTGCCACGGTGTAGCCGTTTGTTAGTGCACTTTTAAGACGAGTAATATCCTCGGGTCTTCTGCCCCGAAACAATAAGTTAATATTGTTTAAAAATGCATCTTGTAAATTAGCCAACAGGCAGTTCTTCACTAATTCTGCTTCTTCTGGGCTGACGACTACCTTTTCAGGTTCTTCAACAAACGTGACAATGTGACCACCAGAATCACGCGCAATAGCCTTAGCATTATCTTCACTGACAATGGCGGGACAATAAGCGTCTGACAATGGCAAAAATTTTTCATGTTCACAGTCACAGTATTTTCCTTCATCGTTCTTTACCGCGTACAGTTTTCCTTCGCTCATTTTTCGTCCTCTACTTTCGTAAGCTTGTACAAAATTCCTTTGATGTCCACGTACGCCGGCTCACCGGTCACTTGGCTGATGTAAACATCGTCTACTTCTGACTCCATTGGTCGGCCTCCTAAAGTTGTTCTTCCGTGAATAGCCCAGTGTGATAGTCATATCTAGCAATCGTGACCGGTATCTTGTATCTGATCATGAACAGCAGCATTTTCTGCTTAGAATCACGAGTCAGTGTGGCATTCCCACCTTTGACGTCCACCACTTTCGTTAGCTTGCCATTTTCGTAAAAGCAGAAATCTGGAGTGTATCTTCGTGCTGAATATCGCTTGCCATTTATCACGAAAGCCGAAATAATCTCGAAATGTTCCTGCATCGTGATCTTCTGTGTCTTGTTTCGTATCAGCATGTAATAGGCGCCCTCTGCTTTGCTTGCAAATCGAATGCCATCAATTACGACTGGCTGCGCATTGTACTTGTTGTAATATCGCATCAGGATCTCACTCTGCAAGCTGCTTTTGCAATTCTTGATATTCCTCTTGGCTAATGGGTGAGAGTAGCTTCTCGTAAGAAGTAGTCATCGCACGCGCGATCTTGCGTAATAGAGCAGGATAGGTATCGCCATCGTTCAGAAAGTGTCCAATCGTTTTAGGATTAACGCCAGCAACGTATGCAAACCGCTGTTGGTTGAGATTTTCGTGTGTGTCAAGATAGTTGCGTAATCGTTCACGTGCCCAGTCTTGGCCTTCGTTGTTAGTTTTGTTTTGGTGTCCAATCATGCTTTTTCCTCCTGCTTTATCAATGGCGTTGCTGAAAAATCCAGTGTTGCGAAGTGATTGGCAAGCTCAATCAGTTTATGCAAGCTACCCGAAACTTCGCCATCATCATATATGCTATCTGACGCTTCATGAATCATGCGTATATTTGCCTGAACAATGCTATCAATAAGAACGACGATGTCTTGCCACTGTGCTTCAGTAACGCTTAGGTAATCACTGTAATAGTCACGTATGACGTCCGCTACTGTTTGATTCAAGGCCATTCCGTAGGCCCACAGTCGCTTATCCAAGCGTTGCAAATATCCATTTGTCATTTCTTCTGCTGTCACGATCTTTTCCCCCTTACGTCCGTTAACTTTTCAAAATTTAATGTGCAGTCTTTTGATTTTGGAATAATTCGACTGATGAGTTTACTGTTGTACATGTGTTCAAGCTCGCTCATCTCGTTGTTCGTTGTGACAATTGTTGATAGACGAGGACTGTTGCTCTCAAAATCAAGACGGGCATTCGCAACGCGGTACATCAGCTCTTGCATGTCACGTCTTACGGGCTTGATGTCTAGCTTCATACCACCTTCCGTCCCGAAGTCGTCCAGCAACAGCACGTCAGCCTCTTTCATTGCCCGCTCAATGCCCGCTAAACGCTGGCGAACGTCTGGTGCATCGTATTGCAAGCTCATTAAGTTGCTCAGCTCTGCTGTTGAGATAAACAGTCCCGACTGGCCTTGATCGCGCAAGCTGGTTAGCATCGCCAAAGCAAGTGATGTCTTTCCTGTTCCACGAGGGCCAAATAAAATCACGTTTTCAGGCGTTTTTTGCATTTGTTTTGCCAGCTTGTATGCCCTATTTCCCAGATTTCTTGATTTCTGCAAATCCGTCTGCATTTCAGGCTGCCATTTTTCGAACGTAAACTTAACTTGAACGTTTCCGGGGAAGACTGAGTAGCGATAAATGGCACGTGCCTTTTTGCGGTTCAATGCGGCCATGGAGCGTTCGTAGAAGCGCCGTTCAATATCGGCCTGAGTTGGCAGCGTATTAACGTCAATTCCACGCTTCTCAATGATTTTTTGCACGTCCGCATGTGTGAATAGGCCTTTAGTCGACTCCATATCCCCAGTTCTCCTTTTTCGGTTCGGTGTGCGGCGTTCGGTTTGACTGGCGTTCACTATCGTTTGCTTCGACAGCAGCAACCGTGAGAAGACGCTTGCTCTCCCAGTTTTTCAATATGCCGTTGACGTACTTGTAGTTTCTGACATTGCTTTCAACTGCAGTCCGTAGCGCATTTAGAACTAGCTTCTCAGGTTCAGGTGATCCTGCTTTTCGCATGTCATCAACCCAATCAACAAGGCTTTCTCTGGTGAACGGTGATAGTTGTCCAAACCCGTTGCCTTCCCAGAAATTGCAAATATCAAGAATTGATGATGACGACGATGATTCTTCAGCAGGCCTCTCTGCTGCCTTTACTGGAGCAGTAGTCTGTTGTCGTTTAGTTTTGTCTAGTTTAGTCTCGTCTTGTTTAGTGTATGTGCTACTGTGTTGCCTACTAGGTTGTAAACTACCTTGTAAACTGTGTTGCCTACTAGGTTGCCTACTGTGTTGCCTACTGTGTTGCCTACTATTTGACACACCGTCATCAGCTTGACTACTAGGTTGCCTACTATCTGACGTACTAAGTTTTCGTGAAATATCGATGATTGAGTAGGTTGTTGCCTTAACACCGTTAGTTTGAAAATCTATCAGCCCTGACTGCTTTAGCGCGTTGCGGGCTTTGACGATGCCCTGACGGCTTAAACCAGTCAACGTTTCGAGTGTTCGATTCGGCATATTGAATTCGCTTGGCCAGCCTAGCTGGTTACATTGGTAAACCAGCCCATGCCATAATGCTATCTGTCCTGTGCTTAGCGGATTAACGCTTTGCTGAATGTAGAACTCTCGAATTAGCTTGAATAAATCCATGCGGTGAGTCACCTCCTACTCGACTAGCTCATCCATGCTGATAATTGTGGCGACTCGTTTAGTTGCCTTGCAGTAATCACAGACCTCACATCGATGTGGCCGCACCTGACCGGATTTAACCGCCTCAACGTGTTCGGTGCTGTCCTGGATCTCTTCCAGTGCCTCGTTCATACGGTACTGTGGCACTTCGATGACGGCATGGTCGGGTACATCTTCCTTGGTCACGGCAATGATGAATGCTCGTGGTCGCGTTCCGTAATTTTGGTAAATCAGCTCCTGATAAACCGCCATCTGAAGCTGATAGTTATAGGCATCAACGAAACTGGTTGGCTGACGTTCTCCTGGTTTCCAATACTTCTTGTGAAGCGACTGTGTGGTCTTTAGATCCAAAAAGAATGACTTTGTGGAGTCGAAGCAGTCCAGCTTGCCCATCCACTCGACCCCAAACAGATCACCAGTCAGGATCTCTTCTTTTTCGCCCTGATAAAGTCGTTGAACATTCTCATCAGCTTCAAGCGTGGCAATCATCGCATCAGCTTGTTTATACGGAGCTTTCAGTTGTCCTTTTGACGATCCACGAGTTGAGAACATCTCTGGGTGTCCTTTGATAAAAGACTCATGAGCTTGCTTGGATTCAAAATAGCTGTGTAGATAGTTTCCAACCAGCAAGGCAGTCGGATCACCTCTTGGTGTCCATTTACCTTGCAACTCGGCCATCGCTTCTGCTTCGCATGTCAGAAACTTCTTAAACCAGGTAGCAGACTGATATTTGAAACTGGTATCCAGCGAGTAATAATTATCCTTGTTGACCGTCAAAGATGTCGGTTTGCTTGCCGGCATTTGGGTCGTGGGTAATGTCTGGCTTAAGAGCATCTGGCTTCACCTCCGATTTTGTGACGGGTTCAGCGGGAGCGTTAAGTGCATCCTCGATCGAGTTAGGATCTTCGGGGGTAACATCCTTCAGTTCTGGATCAGCTTCGACTGGTTTTTCATCGGCACTGACCGCGCTTTGCATGTCGGTTGTCATTGGACCCCACTTAGTCAGCAGCGATTTGATTACTGTCTTCAGGGCCATAGCCTCGTAGTTGTCTTTCCAAACGCCCTTGGGCTCCGCGCCACCACCAGATTTGCTGAAGCGCTTGCGATGATCATCGACTTGCTGATATGTCCAATAGACCATCTTTTCAAAACCGTTAGTCAGTTTGAACGATGCGGCATAGCCAACCGGTTTTTCGCTTGCTTCGCGATCATGGAAGTTCGGCGTGTACTCAAGTTCCTCTGTTAGTGGATTCCAGCTCTTGAACTCATCTTCATAAATTGGTAAAGCAGTCAGGCGCTGATACCGTCCTGATCGTTGAGCTAGTTGGATATAGCCCTTGTACCCAATCTGTGGCTGCGCCTGGTTCTTGTATGGAACGATGTAGACAAAGCCCAAGCTCGGGTTAACCGGAAGATCGAGCGTTGCTGCTACCATGGCCGAGTTGATAACACTTAACTGATCAACTCTGGCTAAGCTCGGATTAAGGCTTACCGCGCTGGCAATCGATGAAAGAAACTGTGGTGCCCGTTTGTCCAGAACCGCCGCAAACTTGTTTCGAATAGCCTGTGTCTCAATTAGTTGCTTAACCGGCATTTTTGTTAGGACGGATTTACAATTCAAGTGCAACAAATTAGTCAAATAGAAAAGACTCATAGCCTGAGTCCTTGTAAAATGGAATCACCACAAGACCAACTACAAGGAGAACTCGACTATGAGTCCGTACACCCATCTTACTTTAAAAGACCGTGAATCGATACTGCTTGGTATCTCTACAGGCAAAACTCTTGATACCATCGCCAAAGAGATAGGTCGTTCCAAGAGTACAGTCAGCCGTGAAATTGCACGTAACGGCGGCTGGCGGAACTATTCGGCAGCCACCGCTCAGTACCGCTACCGGCGGGTTCGCTTGGCTAGCAGGCGTCCTCGGATCCTCGATCGACCGGGGACTCGTGACGCTGTCATTCGATATATCACGGTGCTACATTGGTCGCCTGAGCAGATTGCCGGTCGCTTGTCACTAGAAGGCAGTCCTATTCGCATCAGCTATTCGACTATCTACAGAGGTATCTACCTAGATAATCTCGGCGTTCCATTGAAGAGCCATGGTGCTCGCGGGCTACCAAGGCTGCTTCGACACCGAGGCAAGACGCGCAAAATCAAAGGCACCATAAATGAACGCCGGGGGCGCTTCAATGACGTGCCATCAATTCACGACCGACCCCGGTCGGCAGAAAATCGCAGCTGGTTTGGTCACTGGGAAGGCGATACAGTGCGCGGTAAAACAGGACACTCTGCATTAGTAACATTAGTTGACCGTAAATCACGCTATCTGCTTTCGAAGCGAACGGCCAACGCAAAAGCTGACACTGTTAGAGACGTCATGATTGAGCTGCTTGGTGCCTTACCAGCTAACCGAGTAAGAACAGTGACTCCTGACCGTGGAAGGGAGTTTGCCCGGTACAGGGAGCTGGCAGAGCGTCTGAATACAAAGGTCTTCTTTCCTGACCCACACGCGCCTCAACAACGAGGAACTAACGAAAACACCAACGGACTGATTAGAGAATACTTTCCCAAGAACACAGACCTAGACCTTCAGAGCGACCAGGAAATTGAGACTTACATTGAACAACTGAATAATCGACCACGCAAGGTCTTAGGCTGGAAGACGCCATCAGAAGTCTTCATGGGTAAAAAGTTGCACTTGAGTTGACAATTCGTCAGGTCATATTGTGTCGTCATATGCTGCTCCTCCTATTTCCATTCCTGAAATCCTTGATTCTTCATGAAATCGATAACGTCTAAGCTGTCACCGCCGAAGAAAATCTCAACCAGTTCTGTTTTCGGATACGTAGAACTAGCAGCGTCTTTTAAGAATCGCTCAGAGCCGTGAATGTTGATCCAATCTTTCAAGTATTCCTTTGCCTTGTCTTTGTTAAAGGCGCCCTCATAACGCGATGTAGCACAGCTTTGATAGAACCAAGGCTTCTTTGTATCAACTTCATATTCATCGGCGGTGGCCAAGAACTCCTCCGCTTGTTCGATATCCATATCTTTGGGCAAGACGGTACCGTGATAGGATTCCCAATCAGCGATGGCTTTATCTTCAAGTGCTTCTCGCCGTTGATACTCGTTCAGAACCGCTGTGTTGTAATCAAGCATGGTCATCAACCGCCTTCCGTGATAAACTTGAGACATAATAATATCTGCAATATTGTTGACTTCCCGTAGTTGGAGCTACGGGATTTTTTTGTGCTCTTTTCATCGTGTCCATTGTTTCCAGCCTCCTACTGCTGTGGCGCCGATCATTATGCCGGCGAGAGCGACAAGCAGATATTTCCAAAAAGCTGATGATGGGTCGAACAGCACTGACATGATTGCTTCTAGCATTGTTAGTCCTCCGTATATGTTTCCATGAACTTGTCAACTGCCTTTGAGTACCAACGGTAACGAGACTTGTCGCTCTTCTTGTGTCCATCATTGCCAGATTCGTATCGTGGCATGCCTGATTGATATGCAATACGTTCAAAGGCGTCGGTACCAAGTGACAGCTTCAACTTTGCACTTAACTCGCCTTTGTTCATTCCGTGGCCAGGCAAAGCATCTTCAACAGCTTTGTTTACCATCGCCTGAACCACTGGCTTAAGATTGTCTGCAAGATGAACTGCAATGAGTTCTGCAAGCTTGTCGTCCTCATTAACTTTCACCGCTACATCCATGCTTTCACCTTCTCTACTGGTCTGATTTGGGACTTTAGTGATCCGATTAGACTTTCTAGGCTTTCAACTAGTGATTCGCCTGAATCGATGTATGATCTGATCTTGCTCACGTCGGTTGGTGTGAAGTGATCACGTCCTTTAGACATTGCTGGTTCTGCTCGTTCTCTAGCCTCTTCAAATTTCTTTTGGGCCATTTTTTCGTATAGATAAACAACCAGCGGATTATCAGTATCGAGATCATCAGCAAAGACTCTTAATCCGGTTTGATATTCGATCACCGCTTTTAGAAAGCGATCATTGCCAATTGCAAGTGCCATGGGAATCAGCTTATCGTCTGGTATGCCTCTTGCTTCCCAATTGCTGACAGCGGCTTGCGTAACGTGCATTTTCGCAGCCAAGTTCTTACGAGTTAGGCCCTCTTCTTGAAGACCCCTTGAAAGTTCCTGAAAGATGTTAATTGCCATAACCACACCTCCTTCAAATGTGTACCGCCGATGTAGTAGTTTCACGGCGATATATGCGATGATTAAGCTGTAGCAAGGTAATCAATCATTTCATTCCTTGCACGTTCTTTCTCAGCGCTGATTGCCATTTCGAGCATGTCATCGTCCATGGTTTCCCAAAAAGCTTTGGGCTTATCATCGCGGTAGCTCATCAGTGCTTCGATCATTTGCTGTCGGTTCATTTGACTGCCTCCTCTCGCTGGGCGGGAATGTGTTTAGGTGTGATCCGTTTTGTATCAATTAATTTCTCATAAATATCCGGGAAAATCTTATCGGCTGGCAATCCGAAGAGTGCAACGTAGCGTTCCGTCAAATCTTTGCTTGGATTACGAGTACCTTTTTCGATTTTTCTAACGTGAACAGCTGATATGCCGAGCTTCTCTCCAAGCTGAGTTTGTGTGAACCCTGCGTTTTCCCGAAGATTGATTACTTCATCTCGAACCATTTGATCACCCCTTTTCTGATACATTTCGTATCAACACAGATAATATACCACGATACATTTTGTATCGTCAACCCATTTTTGAAACTTTTTGTATCTTAGATACTTTTTGTATCACATGGGTGCTAAAATCATTTTAGGGAGGCGTTGCTATGCTCGGCGATAGATTAAAAAAGCTAAGAGGTGACGGCCGTACACAAGAGGACGTTGCCAAAGCAATTGGCGTCTCAAGAGCGGCCTATTCTCATTTTGAAAACAATAGGAATGAGCCAGATAACGACACGCTCAAAAAGCTTGCACAGTATTATGATGTTTCTATAGATTACCTGCTTGGTAAGTCAGACAAGCCTCACTATTATTCTCTGACCAAAAAGGACACACGCGCCATTGATCAGAAAATAAAGGATATCATTGATGGACTTGATCCTGACGGCCCGGACTTTTTCAAAAATGATGCCGAATTGAGTGATGAGGATAAGCGCTTGCTTGCCGTATCACTACGCCAATCATATGCGCTCGCTCAGGAACTCGCTAAAAAGAAGTACACCCCAAAGAAATACCGCGGATCTGAGAAGTGAGGTGGGCGCATGGGATACGATGCAGACTGCGCGATCGAAAAAGCAAACACTGTTTTGCGCAGATATAATACACGTGATCCTTGGATAGTTAGTCGCTATCTACCTAACGTTAGTGTTACACCAAGCGATCTTGGGCAAAACATTCTAGGCTATACCATCACTGATCGCAAATTTTCAATTATCAACATTAACACATGCACCGACGAAGCAACATCAATAGGTGTTCTGGCACATGAAATTGGGCATGCACTTCTCACGAAAAACACTGGGGCCAATTATTTCTATAGAAATGCGCGTGTTGCCGCTGTTGGGTCAGCCGAATATATAGCAAACTGTTTTATGTTCGAGTTTCTGTTTGGCAATCGCGGCTCAATTAATCCGATGAATTATGAGCAAATTCTCGATGAATACGAGCTACCGAAATGGATGGCTAGGTACTTTGAATTGATAGACCAACAACCATTAGATTAGTTTAAACAAGTAGTCCAGATACGGAAGACGTTAAAAGCTGAAAGTTATTTATGGAGGGAAACAAAATGGCAAAAAAGGTAATGGGTGCTGACGGTAAGCAATATAAGGTGAAGAAGCCTTTTTACAAACGTGTTTGGTTTTGGATATTGGTTATTGTTGTGGTAGCAGCAATTGGCGGTGGCCTCAACAATAAGGGAAAATCAAGCAGCGAATCCACGGAAAAAACCGCAGTTAGCAAGACGGATAAATCATCTTCAAGTACAGCCTCATCTTCGGAACCGGAAGATAAAGTGTATAAAGTTGGTGAAGTTGCAAGCTATAAAGGCTATGAAATTAAGGTAAATAATGTCAAATTCGACCAAGGCGATGACATTAACACTCCGGATTCAGGTAAGCAATATGTAATCGCAAATATCACAATCACAAACAACACCGACAAGTCACAAGATTATAACCCCTTCTTTTTCAAATTAAATGCCGATGGTAACAAAACCGATTTCAGCGAGATTACCACAAATGTTGAAGATACTCTTCATTCAGGCTCTTTAGATAAAGGTGCTACAGTTACGGGTAATCTTGTAGGACAAGCAAAAACAGATGCTAAGTCATTACAGCTTCAATATCAGCCATCATTTTGGAATGACAAGTCAATCAAGATAGATCTGAAATAGTGTTTATTTCCCCGAGCAATTGGTAGAAGCCAAACGGCTTGGGGCTTTTATTGGGCACAAAAATAGCCCCGGCGGCGAGGGCATGATAGGACAAACAAGCAGTTTCCCGCGGAAGGCTAGGAAGGAATTTCTTAAACTATGCGAATTGAAAGTCTTAGCATCAACAAATTCAGGGCGTTTCAGAATCCAGTATCTCTAGCGCTTGGGAAAAACATAACTTGTATTTCAGGTGTGAACGGGGTCGGAAAGTCCACTATCCTCGCAATTCTTTCGAATATAGGAGAGATTAGAGGCTTTCATACCTTGACTGGCCAACCCTTTCGTGGTGAATTTGCAAATGTCGTGCTCTTTGACTCTGATCATGATACGCAAGGCAATAACAAGGTAGTCATCAAATTCACGGATTCTATCTTCGAGGAGGACAAATTGTCTTTCCGTGCAACAAAGCAAAAATCTCACGAAAAAATAAGGTATCGCCTGATTCCCCAAAAAACAATGTCACGAAAAACGGAAGCCAAGCTTTCATGGCCATCGTATTATTTGACATTGTCCAGACTTTTTCCCGTTGGCGAATCCGATACAGCCAAGCAAAGCCAACTCCCTTCAGATATTGAAAGAGAAATACTTGCAGAACACCAATTCATTATGAAGGAATCCTTTGACCCTAAAGCCGAAAACGTTTCTGCACAAAACGTTCGAGTTGCAACGCAAAAGCAAGAAAACTTTGGGATTAACACGTCACAATACTCGGCGACATCTAATTCCAGCGGTCAAGATAATCTCGGACAAATTCTCCGTTCGGTATGGAGCTTTAGAAGTCTGAAATCACAAATGGGTGCCGATTTCCATGGTGGAATTTTGTGCATAGATGAATTGGACGCAGCGTTACATCCTGGCGCACAAAATCTTCTATTTGACTTTCTTTTAAGTGAGACTGAACGAGTCGGCTACCAGATTGTATTTACCACACATAGTCTTTCGCTCCTACACCATATCGTCGAGCGCCAACACGTCGAACACATAGGAGAATCTATACAGACTATATACTTCAATCGTAATGGGATTACGAAAGACGTGGATATTTTAAAAAACCCAGCCTTATCCTTTATCCAGTATGGCTTAATGTCTACATTTGACGAAGGCACCAAGAATAACCAAGTACAACTGCTTATGGAAGATAGCGTTGCCCGTCGTTTATTTAAACGTATGATCAGGAATTCAACGTTTAAAAATGTGCAAGAACTTTATGAAATGAACTTTTTGAATATAAGTATAGCCTGGAACTCGCTCATAAGCTTAGCCGTAAACGATAATGATTTATATAATAAGTCAATTATTGTGCTGGATGGCGATCTTCATCAAAAGAAGCAGTGCGAATCGTTACAAGAGTCTTTAGCGAATGCCCCCTTTAATATCAACTCCGATCAGAACAAGTCACATTTATTTTTATTGCCCACGCAAAAAGCGATAGAAACAGAGCTTGTTGAATACTCATTAAACCCCAACCTTTCCAAAGATTTTTATAATACTCCCTCAGTCTACAATCGAGGCTTATCCCCAGACAAGTTAAAAGATCGAATAGCAGAAATGTTCCCTGATGGTCCAAGCAAAACAGATCATTTTAAAAGTATATTTAAGGGCCCTCTCAAACAATTTCAAAATGAATTAATGGATTCATGGATAATCTCAAATATCGATTCTGTGAATGCTTTACTCAAACAAATCTACGAATCATATAAAAAGATTCAGTCAGAACTATGGCCATACTGAATTGATTGGCACATAATGACAGACGGGAGGTGAGCAAATGCCATCAACATATTCTCCTTTTAGATACCCCGGTGGAAAAAGCCAACTATATCCGTTTGTCAAAAATTTGATTGAATTAAATCAAACGAATGATACTTATATTGAGCCTTTTGCTGGAGGTTCCGCCACTGGGCTAAAGTTACTGTTTAAGGGTGATGTGCACCAAATCGTTATTAATGACTTTGATACGTCAATTTATTCCGTCTGGCATGCAATTATAAATCACCCGGACTATTTGATCAGTAAAATTAGAGGCGTTCCTTTTAATTATTACGAGTTTGGCAGCGATAAAACCAATATTAAATATTGGAAAACGCAGCATGAAATCTATTTCGAAAACATGGGCAACCCCACGTCTCTTGAATTAGCGTTTGCCACACTTTTTCTAAATCGAACAAACGTAAGCGGCATTATCACCGGTGGTCCGCTAGGTGGATGGAACCAACAAAAAACCAAAATTAGTGCACGTTTCAACAAAAAGACGATGATAGATAAAATCATGGCCATATACGCAAAACGTGATTCTATTACCATCTCACACCTTGACGCCCTTGAATTAATTCCTGAACTTCCTACCCGATACGAAGCTGAGAACACCTTTATCTTCTTTGATCCTCCCTACATTGATCAAGGCAGCAAGCTGTATTTTTCTTCACTAACCTATGATGATCATAATCGATTGGCCAAGGAAATTTTATCGCTCCACCAGTATAAATGGATCGTCACATATGACCATGCTCCGTTAATAAATCGTTTGTATCAGTCTGCCAACGGGCGCTATGAATATCAACTGAATTATTCGGCCAATAGCAAAAATCGTGGTAAGGCTCCTGAGTTTTTATTTAGCAGTCCTGTAACAAAAATGGAATCAAAAGCTAAAACGGTGCTATCAGCTATCTGACTATAAATGCCCTTCTCGGGGCTTTTATTTTAACGGCAAAACGAACATACGTTTGAATTTTAGCCAAAAAACTACACATAGAAAGGATATGGACGCTGTGCGTAAATGGAAAGAAGTTCCTCACCACCCTAATGTTTATAGGTATGAAACACGACGCGGTACTCGATATGGTATTCGTCGTGGATTCAAAAATAGTGTAGGAAAGCGCGATGAATACACAAGATCTGGATTTACAAATTGGCACGATGCAGAAGGCGAATTAAAACGATTTGAAGCATCTTTAATTACGGGTGGCATTAATTCTCTAACTCACCGAGGCGTTACCTTGAATGCTTATTTTGCCGCCTTGGTGAAGAACCGTGAGGAGCTCGGCGTTTGGCGGCCAGCTACAGTTATTCAAAAAAAGACATATTATAGAAAGCACCTGCAAGAAAGATTCGGTAATCGCCCAATGAGCAAAATATCAAGATCAGAATATCAGCAATTTATTGATGAGAAGATCAAATCAGGTTTGGCTCAAACCACGATGCGTACACTTAACTCAGTCATGCAGATCATCATGAACGATGCTGAGCACAACGATATTATCCGTAAGAATATGCTCAGAGGCATCCTCATAAATGGTGCCAAACCGCCTAAAGATGTTTCTATTACCGATGAAGACTATGCAAAGTTTATGGACACTGCCCAGAAGCTCTTGAATAAGTATCAGCTTACAATGCTGTACCTTTTGACGCTTGGTGAGCGGCGTGAAGAACTCGCTGGCCTCCAATTTCGTTCATTTAAACGAGGAGCAACCGAAGGCAAACCATACTATGAAATCACCTATTACGTTGGCAGAACGCCTCAGCAGCCGCTAGGCGGTCCCTTAAAAACTCCTAGCAGCTATCGCACAAATTATGTTACGGGTCCAATTATTGAGTACATTGACTATTCACTTCAGTATGCAAAGAACATTTTGACACGTACTCATCGTGAGATTGGGCCTGAGACATTCATATATTTGAATGAGAAAACTGGGATGCCGGTTCATCCGAGCAACATCAACCGAAATCTGTTTCAACGTGTTAAAGAGGCAACTGGAATTGAGCTTCGCCCGCATATGTTGCGTCACTATTTTGCAACCCAAGCGCTTCAGGACGGTTTGCCTCAAATGTCCGTCATGCACTGGTTAGGTCACAAAAACATCGACATGACAAACGACTATACCAGACCGACACGAGAAGGTAGCCTGAAAGTCATTAACGGTATGGGCCCAATCTTGTTTAAAAACGGTACCGCGGGCCCTGACGGTACAAAATGA